GAAAAACATATATACCTCCTAACAAACGCAACAAACGCTCTGTTTGGACAGTTACAACAAAGCCATTTAAGGGCGCACACTTTGCTACTTTCCCACCAAATCTGATCGAGCCATGCATTCTTGCTGGTTGTCCTGAAGGCGGCACTGTGCTTGATCCGTTTGGCGGATCTGGAACAACGGGATTAGTTGCCAATAAATTAAATAGAAATGCAATTTTATGTGAGCTTAATCCAGATTATGTTAATATGATTAAATCACGATTAAGTGGAAATATGCCTTTATTTAATAATACGGAGATGGAATAAGTCAATTTAGCTAGAAAAAGGCTAATGGTTATGGTAGGTTACAGGTCTAAGAAATTATTAGCTGATAGTAGATTAAATATGCCTAAGAAAACTAAAATACATCAGACAGCGCCAAATGCCCCTTTGGATGGGGGTGAACCCATTGTTGTCAAAAGACCCGTAGGACGTCCCACTAAATACTCTAAAGAGATAATGGACGATCTATTAGTGTATTTAAAGAGGGGATACAGCTTAGAAGCAGCAGCTTATCAATGTGGGATAGGAGCTAGAACTTTATTCGATTGGAAGCGTGACAATAAAGAGTTTTCGCAGTTCATTGAAGAACATAAGCCAGCTGCCTTGGTTTTTTGGGAAAACAAGCTGTTAGCCGCAGCAGATGATCCTAAATCGGGGAATACTCAGCTGATCTCATTGGCTGTAAGGAATAGGTCTAAGTCGGCTTCTGGCTGGATGAATGATACGCAGAAGGTGGAAGTCACTGGAAAGGACGGAAGCCCGATTGCAGTGGAGGAAACCTTCAAGATTGATGTAAAGAAGTTTGACGCAGACCAAAGGGCAATGCTCAAGGAGCTTATCCTGTCGGCAAAGGCGGGGGCAGGAAATGAAGATGACGATGAAGAAGAATGATGCCGTATTCCTGTCAAAGGCCAGCTATCATACGTTTGGCTGGCTTAAGCGTCCAGAGTATGACAGCGATGCTGGCTATGCCTATGAAATGCCCAACGGCGACCTGTTATTTACAGATGACCCACGCCACCAATATGGACTGACACTAGAAATTTGGATGGATAAGGCAAGCGGGGAGAAGTTCTGCACCCTGCCAAAGAAACGGCAAATCAACGATGCAAGACCTTGACAGCTACATAAAGACGCTGATTACGGAATACCCCGATCAAACTTTGCAGGAAATCGAAAAGGAAGACTGCGAAGAAAGTCTTTATGAGTTTCTGACTAAGGCGTGGAAGTACATTGACAGTTCTCCATTCGTGGACGGGAATTGCATTGAAGCCGTTGCCGAGCATTTAATGGCTGTGACTGATGGTCAGATTAAGAAACTAGTCATCAACATTCCCCCACGCTGTGCTAAGTCCAGCTTAACAAGTGTGGCATGGCCTGCATGGACGTGGGCGCAAAGCCAGTTGTCGGATACATCGGGACCAGGCGTTCAATTCCTAACGGCATCCTTTGCGCAGCAATTGAGTTTGCGTGATAACCTGAAGATGAGGCGCTTGATTACCAGCGAATGGTATCAGAAGCATTGGGGTGATCGCTTCCAGCTCATGCCTGACCAAGCAGCTAAAGGGCGGTTCGATAACAATAAGAAAGGGTCGAGGCTGGCAACGTCTGTGGGCTCGGCTCTTACGGGTGAAGGCGGTAATATTATTATCGTTGACGATCCCAATGCGGCGCAGGAAGCCTATTCTGAGGCTACGATTGAAAGCACGATCGAGTGGTGGACAGGCGCCTTATCAACCCGCCTTAACAATGCCAAGACTGGCGCTTATGTCGTTATTCAGCAAAGACTGTCGGAACGTGATCTGACGGGTTATTTGATGAGTAAGAACTTTGAAGAATGGACGCATCTGTGCTTGCCGATGCGTTTCAGTCCTTCCCGAAGCTATACAACCAGCATTGGTTGGTCAGACTGGAGAACTCAAGAGGGTGAGTTACTCTGGCCTGAACGCTTCGGGGAGGAAGAAGTTAAGAACCTTGAGACTAACCTCGGCCCATTTGCTGCCGCTGGTCAGTTGCAGCAGTTACCCGTTCCAAAGGGCGGTGGTATCATTGACAGCGATTGGTGGAAGTTATGGGAAGCATCAGAATACCCTCCGTTTTCATATATTGTGGCAGCCTTGGATACGGCATATACGGAAAAGGAAGAAAATGACTTTTCGGCTATGTCCATTTGGGGCGTCTTTGAGCATGACATAACAGCCAAATCATCTCGTATTATTGGCGAAGATGGTAGGACAATGCAGGTCGAGCGCAGCTATGGTCAGATGTCGCCGAGGGTTATGCTGATTGGCGCATGGCAAGCTCGGTTGCAGTTCCACGACTTGGTTGAAAAGGTTCAAAAAACATCTCAAAAGTTTAAAATAGACAAGCTGCTTATTGAGGCTAAGGCGGCGGGTATAAGCGTGTCGCAGGAGCTGCGGCGTGTCTATGGAGCGGAGGAGTTTGCCGTCCAGCTGGTAGATTACAAGGGTAAGGGCAAAGATAAGGTAAGCCGCCTATATGCCGTCCAGCATCTATTTGCGGAGGGGCTGGTATTTGCACCTGAGATGTCTTGGAGCACTGAGGTAATTGAGCAAGTCGCATCATTCCCCAAGGGCGCACATGATGACTTGGTCGATACAGTCAGTATTGCTATGAGCCACATTAGACAAACTGGGCTATTGCAAAGGCCAACTGAACTTGCTGAAGAATTAGAAGCTAGTAAGAAAAATTGGGGCAAACCGCCAGTTCCGCTTTACCCAGTCTGATATTTAGTCTATATTATATTTACAGTATATTTATAAGGAGATTAGTATGTTTCGCACTGCTGCAAATCAACAGATATGGAATGATTATAGAGATATACAGAACAAACTTGATGAGTTGTTTTATCAATCCTATCCACGAAAAGACTATGAGAACATTATTCGTGCATTGTTTAGATGCGCTGAATTGTTTGAAAATATCCTAAGTGATTTGAATACTGACGGCATTACTCCTGAAAGGCAGGAGGAAATACGACTGTATCTTAGCATTATCAATGGGCATATCAGAGAAGATAAAGATTATAATGTTCATATTATAAATCAGGAAAATACAGATGATTGATTTAGAAAAGAAATACACCAACAAACGCAATGATGAGATTAAGTTGAGTCATATTGATCGTGGCATTGTTTATGGCTGGGTTAATCTAGGTATTGATTGGTATTCGCATCAGTGGGATAAAAAAACTGGTAAAGTTTTATTAAATGCGCCAGATGTTAATGATCTCATTGAAGTAAAGCCACGCATTAAGCGCACTGTGTGGATGAATGTTAATAAAGATAATGTGTATAGATATCTTAATAGAGAAGATGCCGACTGTGCGCATTTTGATGATCGCCTCGCTTGCGTGAAAGTTGAAATAGATTGTGAGGAGGGCGAGGGATTATGACTGACGATCTTGTGAAACGGCTCAATGAAGATTTTTCTGTGAATGCTAGGGAAGACATTCAGCATCAAATGAAAGTTTATGAGACTGAACGCAAAGAAGCCGCCGACCGCATTGAGCAGCTGGAAGCAGCATTAAGAGAAGTTGTAAAAGTTGACTGCGGGTTTGTTTGCAAATGTGCTGAAATAGCTCGCACCGCATTAAAGGAAATTAAATAATGGCTGAATGGCAACCAATAGAAACCATACCTCATGATAAGTTTGTTTTAATTTATGCAACTGATGGCAATTTTTCCAAAACATTTGTTGGTAAATTAAACATTAAATTTCACGCAGTGGATACTTGGAACTTTTATGGGGATGATCGGTGGGAATATCCAACAGATAAAAACGACCATTCAATAGATATTAAACAAATTCATATTCAGTGTAGGGCTACCCACTGGATGCCACTTCCAGAATTACCAAAGGAGATTTAGTGATGGATACTGATGAAATATTGCGCAAAGTTGCTCAAGAATTTTGGTCAAATGTCATGAACGATAAAGGTGATAACAATAGTACATTTAACAAATTATTAAAGGATGAAAAATTACAGCAAAAACCTAGTCCGAAAACACAAATTGACGATAGTGATAAATACTATTCGTTTAAGGAGAATGAGTAATGGCTGAATGGAAACCAATAGAAACAGCACCAGAAATGACCGATATTCTTGTTTATTCAAGTGATAGAAGACAAGCAGTCGCATATTGCGATTTAACTGATATGGATGGTTTTTACGATGAG